CGAGTTTGGAGCTGGTAGTACTCCGTCTTGTTCGACTTGCATTTTCGGCACTGCAGGATACCGTCGTAGTCGCTCTCGCGCGCCTTGATTCGCTCGAGGTGCATGTCGCGCTCTCTGTTTTTGACGATAGAGAGCGCCATAGGCCCATCGGGCCACAGAATCTCGGCCGGGTACCACGCGAGTCGCTTGGCATCGAGCTGCTTGAGCTGAAGCTTTCGAACAAGTTGTGGGACCATTGTGTATTCGAAAATGACTCGATCGCCGTTGATTTTGAGGTTCGGGACTATCGTCGTGACGCTCCGTTCGAGTTCCTTGATGAGTCCCATGGCCTTACCTTTGTACTGCATTCGAAACCTTGGACTCTCCCATGACGCATCCTCGTACGGAACTCGCTCACGGGCCCAGTTGACGATTGAAATCTCAGAGTTTCGGGCGACAGGACCAGGTCCCAGGGCCTTGGCAAATGCAGCCTGCACAAAGGCTCGGTACGGGTGCGTCATTGTGTGACCACCTCACACATGACCAAACTCTGGCACGCTCACGACACGTTTTTTTTTGTTGTCTTAGACTATGGAGGACATTATAATAATTATTTTGCTTCTTGCAATTCTTTATATTTTGTATTCCAGAAATTCATCAGGATTTGGGGCGGCACTCCCGGCCATAGCCGTACCTCCAGCCAATGTCGTCTCCAATACAGGGGCCTACCGGACTGCTCTATCCAACTTTTCAACAAATGTGACCAACCTCACAATTCCGTCAAGTGCTGCTCAGACCATCCGAGACAAAGCTACGGATATGGTAACAAAACTAAGGAATCTTATAGTTGCTTATAACGCATGGAACGGTCAATACCTAACAAGCGCGGATGTTTATACCAAAGTGAATAATTTCATCACCGCATCCAACACACTGGATGCGAGTGTAGCAACTTTTAAAACTGTCGCAAGTGGAAAAAATTATATACCTAATAATTTCTTCCCAAATTATGATAAAGTAAGAAGTGCACAACAGTCAACTGGAATGACTACACTACGGGTTTACAATAGCGGGTCTGCATTACCTCCTCCGCCTTCCTCTAGTGTGTCATATGCGCCATTCCCAAGCTCTCCATCTCCCGCGCCTCCCATGCCACCTAGCCCGAGCCCGCCCCCACCGCCCAGTCCTAGCCCGCCTCCACCGCCGCCGCTGCTGCTGCCTCCGCCTCTGCCTCCCCCGCCGCCTCCCGCTGAGCCCTCAGACTGGGCAAGGCAGGCGGCCGAGAATCCGCCTGATGGAATGATTTTTGGTGGTTACACTGATGACGGTTATCCTTTTTTTTATCAAGATTATAACAACTGAATTTTCTTATCACTGTGGAGAAACCACGGCCCCTGTATACGCGCTCTGTACTCGCTCGGACTTTCAAATTCTATAAAAACATCATCGGAAAATTGCATGCGCCATGTATATTTTCCAATTTCTTCAATTGAAAAATGCCGTTCGTCGGTATTTTTCAATTTGAAAATGGCCGCCGCTCGACTCGATGCGTGGACGACCGTTCCGTGTTCGAATGTGGTGGGAAACTTGCGGGGGCTTCCACAGCAGTTCATTTTACCTTTCTTGTAATTCCGAGTACACTCTCTAACTTGGACGATGCACGGGCCAGTGGTTTTTCACGCTTCAATCGCAGAGAGTCGGTTGTATTTGTCGATTCGTCGATGGCTTTGAGTCGGGCGGCGCCTCCGCTCGAGACTGCCGGTGCCGCCACCACCTTGCGACTTTCAACCTTTTCTTCCGTGATCGGGACGTACCTGTGTTCGAACGGCCAGTGCAACACGGGCGGTTCCACCTTCCCGCCATATGCCCTGAATTCTTCAATGGTGAGTTTTCCGCCAAAACATTCGAGCGTTTGACGCTTTGGTGCCTGCCAGAGGGGTTCGTAGTGCCCGAGCGCCTCGAGGCGCATCATAGCCAGGATGGACGTAATCTCACCTTTTCGGGCCGTATCCATATCGAGCGCATACGCCTTTGTGCACGCCCATGAGCAAAAGTTTCCTATGGTGCTATACCTTTTGCGAAGAGGGTCGTGCTTTAGTGGAAGGTGAAATGGCAAGTTGTTTTCGTGCGGATGAACACACCACCAGCATATCATCACCATATAAAGTAAAAATCATATTAATCTTTAATATGCTACTCTCAATTGATTGCGGAATAAAGAATCTCGCAATGTGTTTGATCGATCCACACTCTCGGCGTATCGCGCAATGGGACGTCTCGGGGGTTCCACCGAACCATGCCGACGGGATATTCCCGTGTCTCGTCCGGCACCTCAACGAAAAGCCGTGGGTCCTCGATGCGACCACCGTATTGATCGAGAAGCAACCCGATAAAAACCGTGGGATGAAGGGAGTCGAGAATCTACTCCATACCTACTTTCTCGTAAAAGACAAGACTGTGAAAATCTGGGACGCCCGTCACAAGATTCCAGACGTGGCCGGCCCAGGGAAGGCGCGATACGACCAGCGTAAAAAAGCATCGATCGAACGGGCGCTGAAGTTTATCGAAACTACCAATACCGAATGGGTTACCTTTTTCAAGCAGCACAAGAAAAAGGACGACCTCGCGGACACGGTTATGCAGGCTCTCAGCTTTTTGAACAAAACTCCAGAGAAGGAAGTTGTCGCCAAAAAAGCAATGCCCAGGCGCCCAACCGAAAATCAAACCAGGACAAAATATAGCAAGGCGAATCTTGCATGGCTCTATAAAACTGGAGCCAAACAGGATGCACGTTTCAAAAAGGATCTGGCACGATATTATCAGAATATTGATGAATTAAAAAAAGAGTTCTCTATAGTAAATGGAGAAAAGTGATAATACAAAAATTCTTGTATTTGGAGTAATCGCAGTTCTATTGATAATTGCGACGACCGATTATTTTCTATTTAGCGCGGTCCGTAAAATATCACAAATTTCTACTTCTGTGCCTGTCAGTGTAAATTTCTCACCACCGTCATCCTCTATAGTTATTAACAACCAAGGAGGTGGAGGCACCGGCGGAGGCGGTGGAGGCGGAGGCGGTGGAGGCGGTGGAGGCGGAGGCGGAGCTGGCGGCCCAACTCCTGTTCCTAGCGGAGGTCCAACGGTAGACTGTGGAAACCCGACAAACATTTCGGATGCTATGCAATGTGCACAAATAGGCTTTTAGGCCAGGCGGTCAAAGAGGGACCCGCCGATTCCCGAGCTGATGGTAAAATCACGCTGCTGGGACCGAACAAACTCTGCATCGCCGCAGAGACCACCCGGGGTCAGGTCCTGGGTGTAGTACGCCGAGTCAGGGCCAGGACCCGGGACGCACTTCAGGTTGTTCTTTATGTCAAAGATACTGCCTGGAGTTACCGTCTTTCCTGGGACAATGTCGAGCGGGGCACCACCTGAGTAGTACCGGCTGGTCCGGCCCTTGACGAGCATCACGAGTATCGCAACCAGGAGCCCAACAATTATTACGCGGTTCAGCAACTTTCCAGGGGACTTGATCTTCATTTCTATTTTACGTATATTATTTTTGGGAACATGCGTTAAAGCTAGCAACCTTCTTTCTTTAAACATTGCAGAATGGATATTAGTTTCGATACTCGCGATGGGGGAAATATGAATTTGAATGATGACGAAGCGGCTCTTCTGGATGAAATCTCCTTTCAGGCTCCAGAGAGGAAGGTTCCCCTGAGGCCCAAGCCGGCCCGGCCCAGTCCTTTTGCGAAACAGGCTGCTGGGCCACGTGGAGCGCCTGAGCCTCAGGATGAAGGAATGGACATGTTTATGAATCCTGAGAAGCGGACGTCGGCACCACCTCCGCCTCCTGAGGAGTATGACGGGGGTGAGGAACAGGATGAGTACGATCAGCCTGGGGGTGGTGGCGGGGGTGGAGAGCAGATCCCGTCTGATGGCTACAAGACCATTGAGGATGAAAAGGCGGATCTCCTCAACAAGATCAGTCGTCTGAATAAGAAGGGCGTTACGTCAAGCCAGCGCCTGACGATCTTCTCGGACATTGAGGAGATTCGCACAGAGTACAAGCGTATGACCTATTCGATCGAGGTCGAGCGTTCGATCAAGTTCCAGCGCCGTATGCTGGTCGCGTGTGTGACGGGTCTCGAGTTCCTGAACGACAAGTTCGACCCGTTCGATGTTGAGCTAAACGGATGGTCTCAGAACACTATGGAGAATGTCGAAGATTACGATGGTGTCTTTGAGGAACTCTATGCAAAGTACCGCACCAAGGTCAACATGGCTCCTGAGGTCAAGTTGGTCTTGATGGTTGGTGGGTCGGCTATGATGTTCCATCTGACCAACTCGATGTTCAAGGCGGCCGTTCCCAACCCTACACAGGTCATGAAGCAGAACCCCGAGCTGATGAGGAACATGGTTGATGCGGTTCAGCGGTCCCAGATGCCCGGGGCGAACGACCCACCCGCGCCGGGACTCAGACGTGATATGCGCGGACCCGGCATGGACTTTGGTTCGCTCATGAATATGATGGGACCTCCTCCGTCTGTGAATTCCAGGCCGAGCCGTCCGGACGATGATGACGTCTCGGACATTGTCTCGGTCGACGCGGGCGGCGATTCTCGCGAGGTCAACGTAAAACCTCAGACTCGCGGACGCAAGTCCAAGAAGAAGGAGGTGTCGATCTGAGAGGGGCTCCCCCGCGAGTGACCCTCCAGGTCACTCTGGTTTTTTTCCTAAACTTACAATAAGTAATGGGCGTTCCCATGGCACCATATGGCCCTCCTGTATCTATACCTCCCTCATATGTCCCACCTCAGACCCAAAAAATGCCAGAAATACCAGGCCCGGACAATACCGAGTGCAATTACATCGTGATGCTCTTCGTCGCCGGCTTGCTCCTTCTCAGTCTCTCTGAATCTAAGAAAGGCAAGGCTTAATTGTCGCAATTGCCAAAATTTCCTTTAGGCTGTTATCGTATATGGTGACCTGCTTATCAAACCAGGGCGAAGTAATCTCTCCGGGCTTGATTTGCATTTTAATATACAATTAAAATAATTTAGGACGCCGATGCTGACGATGACCCCCTCATGTTGTCTTGGAGTGTCTGTCCGGCTGGAACGACTGGCGCATCCCATGTGTTATCGAGCTTCCATTTGTTCTCGGCAATCCATGCAATATAGGCCGCTCCGATCGTGTAAGCCTTTGTGAAAAAGACGGCCCGAGGGGATGGTGGCTTTGACTTGTCCATGTCGACAAAAAACTCTTGAATGTTCGAGTATGGTTTATATAAGGTTTTCGGCAAGTACTTATTTACCATTGTAAGAAAGCTCGCCGGTATGTCTTCAAGCTTGTTTGATTTTAGAAGAATTGTGTACAGCTGTAGGATTACTGTAAAACCGAACTGAAGCACGTCTTTCGATGGTTGATCCGTGGCCATCAAGATATCCCCGGTCCAAATGGGAGCACCATCGGGGCTGTACGACGCAGATGTCACGGGTAGAAATGGAATATTTGAATCCAGAACCAGAATACATGGCCATGCGATGAGCCGCAGGGCCACTCTGTTTCTCATTCGAATAGCGGTATAGCTTTTCGGTTCTCCGTACTTATAGGCCGCTGTCGTGACCTGATCAAACTCATCCTCACTCGTGAATGGAGGGTAGCCTTTCGGCAATATAGAATTCATGTACGTATAAGCCTCGGCCGTCCCTGTCAGTGCCGAACCATCGAGCTGAGAAAGAATGACATTACATACGGCAACGACTATACTCGCCTTTCCCACTGGATCATTCTCTGGTAAGTTTGTAAGAGCCAGGAATTTTGACTTAATAATAGAAATATCGTTTGTCGTATAGTTCTCACTCGAATTCTTCATGAGGAGAAATACGATGGCAATCAAAATTCCAACGATTATACAATCTCTCATTTTTAATATATGTCTATAATAAAAATGGGAGTACTTTCAACTTTCCCTTCTCTGGACTCCAAGCCCCCGGCACCGGCTGTCGCTGAGAAACCAACTTTTTATAGCCCGTGGATACTGGCCGTTTTACTGATACTGATTGCGGCCGGATATTTCTTTTACAAAAAGTGACACTTTCCTTTTCCAAAAACTTTAGCAGCCGGGGCGGCGGTTTCAAGACCACCAAACCCACCCTCCTTATAGACCACGCATCTCTTTCGATACATTGAATGCAGAACGGACCAGTGGTCTACAATGTCGTAAATCAGGGGATCATTCGTCTTTCCGGGAGTTTCACGCATGATTCGACCGATAGACTGCTTAATGTCCGACTTGGGCGTGCTTAGCACCACAGTGTCTAGGGCTGGAATATCCAACCCCTCATGCGCGAGCTGAAACGTCGCAATGACTATCGGCTTTTTGGAAGACTCTATCAAATCAGCCTCTTTCATTCCGCCTATGTACAGTCCCGACTTAGAGCCAAATCTTTTATGTAGCTCAAAGCAATGCTCACGCCGATCGCTCAGAACCAGAACCCGCCTGTTCGATTTCACTGCCCCTACAGCCGTCTCGACTATCAGATCGTTCCGCTCGGGGATGTCAGTCAGGGCTGTGATCATTCCGGCCATGTTAATCTTCCCAAACCGCGTGACCGGTGGGGATTCCTTGAACGATTCATGCGTGTATTGAAGCGAAACGACACGAGTCTGCGCCTGGTTGGCCCGCTCGACCCGGAAGAATTCAGGACCCAGGAACCAGTACAGAATCCTCGTCAGCCCGTCTTTGCGTTCTGGCGTCGCCGTCAGACCGAGCGTAAACCGCGGACACACCTTGAACATGAATTGAGAGAACGCGGGAGCCCCTATGTGATGCGCCTCGTCGACAATGACCAGACCGACTGAGTCGAATGCATCCTTGGCAAAGGCCTTGGGACCGTCACCGGTCGGTCGAATACAGAGGGTCTGGATGAGCGCAATGACAAAGTCTTTTTCGAGGTCAAAGACGTCCCCTTGAACCCGGCCTATTGTGGCTCCCGGACAAAATTCGTTTATTTTTTCGGCCCATTGGTTTGCGAGAAACTCCTTGTGGACGACAATCATCGTCCGAACCTTTAGATGTGCCGAAAGAGCCAGGGATACCGTAGTTTTGCCGAATCCGCACGGGAGCGAAAGTACCCCACCTCCGACGGTTTCGAAAGCTCTAACGCCTCCTTCAAACGCTTCGACCTGTCTTGTCTCTGTTCTAAGGCGTCCAGTAAAATTAATGCCGGGACAAGAAGCAGGAGCCTTTCGGGTGTCCTTGGTGGGGGGAGGGTGGTCGAAGTAACGTGGGATGAGAATCCGCCCCGTCCCGGGAACTTGCCGCCAAACTTTGAAGGAGGCTGCCTGAATCCCCAATGCATTTTCTACTGGTCTTACAGTGAGTACCTTCTTTAGTTCGGAAGTCTCATGGACCAGGTGACCATTCCGTGTCAGCATTCCTTAATTGATACAAGGATCAAATGCTCTAGACCGTTCCATGACTTTGTCATGAATTCTACATCCACAATTTCATCAATCTTCATTTCCTGAATTGTCTTCAAACCCATGACATGACACATGACTCGTCCATACCGAAATGGAATTTTCAATTTTATAATTTTAGAATTCAAAATTACATCCATATACTTACGACCGTCCCAGTCGTAATAGGGTCTCATGATTTTCCCCAGAACCATTTGATGTCAATGACTTATAATTTTTATGTGGAAAAACATGAGAATGACTCATCTTGTAAGCTCACGAGATGGTTTGTGGATATTTGATCAAGAACGTGCCCATTTTACAAAAGTTCTTGATGGGAAATTTTTCGGAATAGCCGGTGAATATATTTTTGGTTACAATGGTGAACAATATTCCAGGAACAACGGAGGGTTCATAATGTCTCTCAAGGATGGGAGCATCCTCGCGGAGGGCCTGGACAACGGCTGTCATCAGATGACCATTTGGCGAGATCATATGTATATCGTCGAGACGTACATTCAACGCCTTGTCAAAATCCCCCTCGATGGTCGACCCGCCGAATATTTACACCCGTGGCCTAAATCTAAAATTTTAAAATACGGTAAAAAAAATTCAGAATATCTCCACGTCAACGCCATGACGGTTCAGGATGACCGTTTCTTTTTCATGTGCCCGTATCTTGGTCGGTCGGGGGAGCCGCGCACTTCGAAGATACAGGTCTGGAGTCCGCTCGATTGGACCCTTCTCGATGAATATGAACTGGACAGAATGTTTTGTCACGATCTGATCATCGTGGGGCACGAGATATTTTTCTGCGATGCGTCCGGAACTGTATGCAGTCTTAATCTAGTCACCAGGATCGTGTCGACCATCCACGGCATCAACGCCCCGAAGGATCAGAGAATAATGTGCCGAGGATTATCCATCGGACCGGATGAAAAATTCATCACCGCGGTGTCATGGGAAGGGTTTAGTGCTCTCTTTTCTAAAGATGCCGTCTATAAAAATCATTTCCCGATAGCCCCAACCTTCATTACGCGCATCGATGGAAAAGACTATAATAATATAAGAAAATCATACATCACGACACGACTCGCCAAGGACATTCCATTTTTTGCCGATAAGTTGGAATATTTTAATAAATTATTCGAAATTAGAGAAGGTCTGAATGAGATGACGAGCGATAGAAACCCCCCAAAAGATATGAATGAATTTTTAGGACCCGTGTTCGATACACTTCTTGATGCGAGCGAATCATACATCAATGGAAAGACACAATTTATCATTGAACCTTCATCAGAATTTATAGGGAACGATGAGTATTTGCAATCTGGTAAAATATATTATTATCCGAAAGATCATGGAATGGGGTGGCATACAAACAGGACCCAATTTGAAGGGGACAAAGACTTTCATTACCGGCATTATATGGTCAAGACTACAGGGGGAACTTTCTTTTTTTATAGACACAAAATATCAAAGAAAATACACGCGGTTCATGATATCGATTCGAGTGTAAATATTTTTAGTATACAACCGGACCCGGACTATCTTTGGCACGCCATAGGCTCAGTGAGAGGTGATAGAATGTCTGTCGGATTTAAAAAAAAATCATTATAAATAATAGATGACTGTAGGTTATGTATCGAAAGGGGATAAACAGTCAGGCTTTAATGATTCGGGGTGTCACGGAGGGTGTACTGCATCGTGTAATCGATGCAGCGGGTGTGGAGGGGACACTCTAGATTTAGGGCATAGAAGTTCTGGCTGCGGAAGTTGTTACGACCATAGTCACTGTGTCAGTTGGCCGGCGACGGTCGCGGATCGCGCCGCTCTCTACTGCAGTACTTCCTATGGAACGGTTTCGGCGGTCGATCAAGTTCCTAACACGCAAAACTGGGATACGGGTGTCAATGTAGTATGTACATTTTCGAGCATAGACATGAGTCAGTTTACGACAGGTGGGCAGTTTAATGATCAGCTCGGATTTGCAAATTTCACCTCTTCTTCGTGGCGACAGGCGAAGAATGACTATTGTATTATGGCTGCGAATATAGATTCGACCGAGTGTCAGGGATGGTTTAACACCTTTGGAACTGCGGCGTGTCAGACTGACGTGAACCAGTGTGCCAATACAAGTTACAATACGGCAAAACTCAACGTCTGTAACACACCGGCCAATATAATAACTCCTTCGTGCATCACGACAATAGATAATATAATGAAGAGCGGCCTACAGTCCGAACAGACTGCCGCGTCCGGTATGGTTGATGCGTACTGCCAGGCGAATCCGAACGCAACGCAGTGTGGGTGTTATAACGTGACAACCTACGGATCATTGTGTCTGAATGACGATACCAAAAAAACGATCGCAGGGTGTCGGAATATTTATGCCGACTATGAGTCCTATCAGGGTATAGCGAATGCTCTGATAGCAAACAAGTTCTGCACGTCGGATGACTGCATGTCGAAAGCGTGGATGTCGAACGCGCAGTTTCTCCCGGCCGCTCGTGCGCCCGCCACGACGTGTCCGAATATTCAGGCGTGTATTCAAGATTTTCGAGGGGCGAATTTTAATCAGTCTCAGGTAAGTGCCGAATGTAAAAACACCCTGAATCTTGGAGGCGGGACACCCTCTACGACCACACCAGGACCTCCGGCGGCCGGACTCCCCGATGCGTCTTCTTCAGCGTCTTCTTCTGCTTCGGTCGTTGAAGGATTCAAGTTTGGAGATACGGTAATCTCTACTCGACAGGCTGAGTTTGGGGGAGGCGGTGTGTGTTTGTTATGTTGCTGCTGTTGCTCTATGTTTATGATCCTGGCTATCGCATAGCCGGCATAGACACCATCATTGGCGCGCCCCCGCCCCCGCCTCCGCCCCCGCCCTTTCCAGCCACCATCATGACTACGGCTAAAATAACGACGCATAGCAACACTGCCCCTGATATCATTCCATACATACCCGTAATCGCCTTCACCAGGTCATCGACACCGGCCGACGTCTGACTCGACGTATTCTTTACGGTCGTATCGACTGTGTTATCCGCGATAACGCTCGATAGAGCCTGTGTCAGCTTGTCGGCGACTCCCTTGGCGACGACCGACGCCTTGATGTTCTGGTCAACCACGAGGTCACACCCTTCTGTTCCGTCCGAACCGCATTTTCCGGTCGCTTTATATTTTGGGTCACACGTATACGTCAGACCCCTGTACACTCCGACGTTTGTGTTATTTGATTGGGCTATAATTTCCTGGACAGTCGATGTCGTAATTGTCGTCTCGACGATGTTCGTCACCTTGTTTTTGAGGTTCGTGCGAGCCTCGGCGCTGTTCATCACGGTCGGTGCCAAGAAACCAGACTTCTGGGCCGCCTCGTTATCGATCTGCTCCTTGGCCTTGGTCGTCAGCTGGGCCCGAAGATCAGAAATTTGTGTATCAGTCATCTTTCCTGAAGCCATCGTGTCTCCGACTATACTCTGTCGAATGAACGTTCGACATCCCGTGAATGTCGCCCCCGAAAAGTCGAGAGAATTCGATGCAACCTGAGAAGCCGAAATTGTTTCTTTATTCGTACTCACGATCGAATTGGTCGTCTTGTTGAAAAACTCATTGGTCTGCTCGACTGAACTTTTCGAAGAGTTTCCTCCCATTTATTTATCACAACATAAAGATTTTGGTTCCTGATGAAACAGAATGAAGCTCGTATTCTGTTTGACCGGCAAGACCTATTCGAAAGACTTTCTGCTCGCGTGGACCGATCTCGTCATGCGTGCGGCTGGAGCTGGTCACCAGGTCATGGTGAGTCAGCAGCCGACCCGTTCCCAGTGTCTGGCCTTTCCTGGGACGGAATACGATGCATCCATGTGGATCGATTCGGATGTTCTCTTCCGTCCTGAGGATTTTTTCAACCTCCTGGAAAGTCCTCACGATATCACGGCCGGCTTCTACGCCCGGGACCCCTCCCCGACTGCGACCGCCCTCACCTTTGATGCGGCCGGGACCGTAGGACCGGATGACGCCGAGAAGAGTGCCGAACAGTACATGGCGCTCGACTGGACCGGTCTTGGCTGGATGCTCGTTCGCAAAGGGGTATTCGAATCGATCGATGGCCCGCCGTTTGCGGGTGCCGAGACCGAGGCCATCGCCTTTGGACTCAATGCGACCAAGGCGGGTCACGTGGTCTACGCCGACACCAAGATCCGCGTCGGCCACCAAACTCTTTTGGTCATCTAATATAAATGCTCGACTGGCTCGAAGGAGATTTGGCAGTTTTCGATGACGCCACGGGGGACATTCTCCGAACACACGCCCGCCCAAAGTCCATGGGACGGGCTGAATATCGCTACACCTGCCAAAAGGCGATCGAATATCAGGATTGGGAAAAGGCTCAGGGGGAGTGGGATAAATTATCAAATGACAAAAAACAAAATTTAGATACAAAAATTCAAATGGAATTCCAAAACTTTCTGGATATTCGAGAGGGACTCCTTGCGACCCTCAGTGAATACAGAGGCTTTATAGACGTAAAGTCCGAGTTTATGAATGTGATAAAATCGGTCGAATTTAAATAAACCTCAATATAAATGGAAACAGTCCGATATGTCATGGCTGATTCGAAAGATCGCGATACGAATCTGTATCCAAGTGGGAACGATTACTATGTCCACCTGGCCACACCGATAAAGAACGTAAGCCGTGTCGATCTGGTCAGTGCGCGCGTTCCAAACACTATGTACAACCTCACGGTCGGTTCGAACGTTTTTCAGGTCGGTACGTCGAATGTCTCTTTACCTATCGGTTTCTATTACGCGGCGGGTGTGGCCGATGCTCTCACAAACACCGGACTCATCACGGTCGACTACCTTGCGAACGAGGGTCTCTTTATGTTTTCGAACGTCGGGGCTTTTACGATCAACGTCCCGAGTCTCGAACTCTCGAACATTCTCGGAATAACATCCGGAACCTCGGCCGCAGCCACGTCGACCGACCCGAGCTACTCTGGAAAGCAAATTGTAAGATCCTCGAAAATCATAAATCTTTCAGTCAATGATTACATCTATCTGGATATTACAGAATTCAGGAGTCCGAGTCGCGTGGCGACCGGTGCAATCACGGGGACGACCGGAACAATCTCTGGGTCAAATGCGGGCCGGGCATTTGCACCCATAATAATGGATGTGAGTTCGGCCTGTGTCAAAAACTTCCACGAGTCCAAGGATTACATAATTTCGGTCTTCTTTCCTCAACCTATAGGGACCCTGAGCCGTCTGCATGTCAAATGGTACGACAAGGATGGCCAACTCCTGAACTTTCGCGGTCTTGACACGAACGCATTCGTCCTGAGGGTCCACAGCATCGAAGAAGCACAACAGCTTCCACCTCCACCGCCTTTGCAAGACGTGGAGCTGAAACGACTCATCGACGCGATGAATATGGAACCCCCACCTCCGCCTCCGAAGAAGCGTAGAATACCGTGGGCCATTATCGTATTTCTTATTTTATTCGGAATATTTGTTTACACTAACGTCCGATCGCGTATACCTGCTGGCTCTTCTCAATCTTCACATTTGCAGCCACCTTTGAAATGATGAAGAACACAATGATTGCGAGCAGGGTCGTGAACACGGCCGACATGAGATAGTAGGCACCGCCACCCCCGCTCGTCTTTACAACCTTGGATATGATCCAACGGACGACATCCATCCATGCAAGTGCGCTGGCGAATGAAAAACCACCGACAATAGAGTTCAGAGACATTGTCTCGAGTTGAAGTCCCGTTCCTGCAAGAAAGCCAGCCATATGTATTATTGTAATAGAAAAAATTTATCCTCAGTAAAATCCCAACCCTTAATTTCTTCTTCGTCCTCCTCATCGTCTTCGTACTCCTCCTCTGTGACTATCGTTGAATATTTTGGTCTTCTGGGATTATAAATTTCTTCATCCTCTTCTTCGATGTCAATCTCAAAGATCTGGACCTGTGACATCCCCTAGTTGTTTATCGATAGCTTTTTTTAGCATAGTTTCTGCGGGAGTATCTGGCTCCCATTCGTTCCACGAGTCGGCGCATTGGTTCATCTGGAGAGCCATATCGTCCTCCTGACCTTCATACCTGGTCCACGCATCCTCTTCCTGCTCTTCGTCCTCTTCGTCCTCTTCGTCCTCTTCATCGTAAATCTCGGGGTACAAAGAACCAATCTGCTTCCCGAGAACGTTGCGCGCCGCAAACATCATACCGTAGCGCATGTCCTGGGCCGTTATCGAATCACGGCCGCACGACTTGGCGTAATGAGCCCCGAGCACAGTTGCCGATTCCATAACTGGAATAATTAGTTCAATAGCGGAAGACTCAAAATCCATTATGATTCATAGTTAGAAAACATCACCTCTACATTTCCGCAATCGATGCGAACAAAATTATAAGCCACCGCGTATATCCGAATGTATGTGTTGGTTGTCAGACCCGAGATGAGTTTAATTTTAAAATTTTGATTTAAGATTCTTGAAAAATTCAAATGACCAGTCGGAGTGGATGATTCCGGATCGAGGCTGAATGAGTACATGTAGAATATCCGGTCTGGTTTCCTTGTGTGAAACTCGAGAGGTTGCGTGAGCCTCAGGAATGCAGGGGTTCCTATACTGCTTGGCAAATGGGTCACGCCATTAAATTCGATCGAGATGCTCTCTAGTTTATCGGTCGTTCCGTAGTCGTATCCTATGGCCGAGTCGGCCTGGATGACGAAGAATATCTCCTTGACAGGGTTTGCAAACTCCGTCTTGCATGCTGCGGTCGTCACTCCGACCGGGGCGAGAAACTGCTCCATTTGGCAATGTTCGTTGAGGTAGAGTTGTGGGGTAGTTTTGATGTAGTTTCTTTCGGGTTCATCGAGGTACACATATTCTATGTAGGTCGATGCATCAAAAGGAACGGCCGCCATTGTACTGTCGCTGAATGAACTGACCGGGTTAAATCCGTACCGTATTATGACCGGGTCCTTTATAGCACACAATGGAATACCCTTTTTCGACATGAAGAATGGGAGTTCTATAGTGTATGTCGCGAGGCCGCCCGTGAGATCTTTCGGTTTGAGAATCTTGCCTGTCAGTTTCGCGAGAGCACCCTGTTTCGTCTGGGGTATTTCGAGATCCTGCTTCATTTCTATGTACTCACCCCATACTCGTTCGACGAGCTGAGCTCCTATGTAAAGGTCGGCAAATTTCAGCATGAGCGTCCCGGCCGAGTCATAGAGGTTCGAAAAAACTCCTGGATTTTTAATTTTAAGATAAATCTTGGTTATGATGTCGGCCGCCTTTGGAATTTCGACAAATGTCTCACCTCCAAAGTACTGATTATCCGGGTTGAAGAAAACCTCGTCGATTCGGGATGTCCACCGTGTTTTTCTGGGATATTTTTCGACAAAATAAGTCACTTCTGGGTCCTGGCTCAGAAAGACATCCTCCTGACCAAGAGTCGCGAGTATTGTGCGGCCGGCCATCTGCTATTTACTGCGAAATAAACATTAGCCCTCCGAGCCCATCTGCAATCTGGAGGACGTTATAGTTGACTGCTGTAATTCTAAACTTTTTGGCCGGATAATATGAGTCGGACCTCTGAATATTCAACTCTATGGCCGCCTGACGGATCCGGCTAAAGTTTATCGGGCTCTCGAAGGTTTTCATATAGAAATTTCTTGATGGGAATGTGATGAAATTATTAAAAGGTTCGAGGATACCAATCTGGGTCGTGTCGGTGATGCGGTTGGTCATTATTTCTTCGCCGTTGAATGTTATACCCATGCGGTACACACCATCGTATGAGTAATCATAGGGAACAGAACCATCCACCTGAAAGACGAAGAATATGGCCGCGACCGGGTTTTCAAAGAGGACCGGGAAGATGCCCTGTGTGAACCCCGCGTCGAGATTAAACGTCTGGTATTGGGCCTGTTCGATGACGTATTGAAGCTTCGTCTTTGTGAACCAGTTCAGTTCGGGTGCCGCCAGGTAGACGTACTCGACTATGAGTGTTGCCTGGACCGGGTTTGGAGAGACCGGGATGGCTGTCAGAGCCTGGAGCGTCCGAAACGTCACCCATATCTCGACATCCTGTCTCCCGAGTGAACAGATCGGCAGGTAATTTTGTGATTTTTCATAAAAGTAAAATGGTAAATTCACATAGTAGTCTCGTCCGGATGCGATGGTCGTGTCATACTTGCCGGTCAAAAGTTTGAGGGCCGGCTGGTTCTCGTACGAAACGTTGAGGTCGTTCCAAATCTCAATGTATTCACCCGTGAGAGACTGGATGGTCTGACCGCCAATTTTGAGGTCGGCCGTCTTGATGGCCCACGTGCCGACCGAGTCATAGTAATGGTACAAGGTCGAATCGAACGGCAAAGACCCAGAAGTGAGCGGATAAAAAGATACATAGGCCCCGGCGCCAAAGGTTGATCCGACGTTTCCGATACGTATCGGGTAAGACATAGGGGCCGATGTGACTTGTATAGGGGTCGTCACCACATGGGGTCCGTATGTAAGTCTGAAATATGAACTAGTTATAACAGTTGTATTCGTATTGAAATGTGTCGTGATTCCGGTCGAGACATCGATTCGATAGACCGTTGGGTCAATGTAGTCTTCTTTGTAGAGTGTATAATATATGTAGCCGTTTGAATATGAAAAACTAGCCAAGTTCTGAAATATTGAACCGGCGTTAATTATTAAGGGATCTAGAGGGTTTTCTGTAAATCCACCGCTCAGTGAAAGAGTCTTTGCATAGGGGACCAAATTATTTGAACAATCGATAATTCTGATGGTTGTATTTTGTCCTGTATCAGCGATAGTATCCGTAATTATAATGATTTTAAGATTACTATCATACACATTAATATGCCCGGGGTTGTTAAAAGTAGGGTTCGGCCCATCCAATGGATAAGAATTTAGATTTCCGAGAGATGTGAGTGGCCCGATCGTATTCACTAAAATAAATAACCCTCCACCTTTGGACAAATAGACGTTTGTATTATCGGCCGCGACCGAAGTCCAGTAATCAGTCCATATGTCTATTGGTTCGGTTCGAAAGTTGTCATCATATTTATCGAGTCTTTTATCGGTTCCAGTTGCCTTATCTATTTGATATACGATACTTTGTCCTTCAATAGCCCCTTGAGTCGCTAATAAATAGATATAATTATTATTCACGCTCATATAATAGGTTTGATATCTCGTGATAGTCACGACCGTATCTCTCAGAAATCCCCCGGGGTATAGTCTCTGGATACATGTACTCGCGGTGTCTGTACCGAACCACGCATCCGAAAGAGACACATACATAGTATCATCCGAGTCCGTAACAATTCCTTGAATATAAGGGAAAGCTATCGAAGTCCCTCGCGCGGACGTCGCTGGCACCGACGACCCCACATCTTTCCCTCCGGCATAGACAGAATCGGTCGTCAGGTTCCTAATTATACCTCCACCGATGGTAGGTCCCGTCTGATCAATGATGTATACATTTGAAGAACTATCTACAGTGACTGTTTGGTTTGGCCATTCATAAGGATTCGGAAGATGCTCACTAAACCAGAGTGAATCGCTCGTCGGGGAGGGCGGTTTCACATACCACGTTCCCGGGGCAAATGTGTATCCGGCCGGAACACTATACAAACTTGTGCTATTTATTGTTGTTTTCCCGGTCGTGTACACGTTGACTCCAAACTTGTAGCCGGCCGTCGCGATGTTGGTAATGTAGCTAATATCAAACCCTCGATATCCAATTGTAGGGTCTCCGGTATTTGTCTGGGTCAAATCGGACCACCCACCTCCATCGACCCGTATCCACATCATTTTATTCGAGGTTGTATCGACCGCGACATCGACTATGCTCCCGGTCGTGAATGGGTCTGACGCGAGACGCTGCGTTGCCGATGCCAAAAACCCAGTATTGTAGTACCCTATACTATTGGAATCATACCCGAGATTGTTGGTCAGGTTCATTGTCGTCCCGGCGAGCCCGACTGCCGTCGTCTCATGGTTATCTGTCACATCCCTGTTATCGATAGTCACGCTAAACATGTATTTTGTATTGGGTCCGAAAGTAGGCCTCAGAAGAACGGTCGGTATGTTATCCGCTTCACTTATAAAATCGTGAGCATTCACGGTCAACCCGTTATTGTCGACATCTACGTATGGGTCCGATGCGTGACTCGTTATGAACGAATTTGAGTTCGGTACGGCTATCGGAAAATAGGTCGTCATCATATAGGTCCCGACGTTGTTGAATGTGACAGTATTACTCGTGACTGAAATCATATTTTCGACGCCATATTCACCGACCGGTCCGAGTGCGATAGGCGAAGTGACCGCCTTATTCCCCAAGTTAAAATAGAGACCATTCATCGGAAGTATGTAACCGCCAGTCGGATACAAAGGGGTGCCGCCGTTTGGAAGACCGAAATACTTCATAGCGACAAAAGAATATGACGGATTAATACTTTGAGAATTAATGACATTGACAATGATTGAATATTCTTCCCCCGTAAATGTCACGGTGACTGGAATTGAAAATTCTGTTCGATAGGCTAAACGTTCTGACACGTCATATGTATAAAGAAGATTCGCACTATCACGAAGTTGAATAGAAGTTATTAAAGTCATGGGGGAGAAAAATATAGTATTTGTCGAGATTACTCCGTTAATTATCCACTGTCCTATATGATTAAACGAAAACGTATCTTGAGAATACGAAGTTACTTGGGCACCGTGGTGAGTCGCTCCAGTTGTTATAGGATATGTGTGACCAGATATGATTGCACCACCGGAACCTTCAAAATAATCATCAATGGGTTCTATCGATACGTATGTCCCGGGGTTTATGGTTATTACGCTGCCCAGGACAACATAGTAATTCTGTGAAAGGTCTGTCACATTAAATGTGCCCCAAAATACAGAATTCGTATCCGTGCTCGCGTCAAACGGTAAATATGAATTAGGATACGGAGGTGCCCCGTCGCTTGTGTCAGACCCGAACAGAACTTGAGCACCGTCTCCGAGCGCTGAAATTCTGAAAATGTAGTTCCCGATCTGGCTAAATGATATACGGCCGCCCGGTGTTATTGTATAGGCGGTCGGGGCATTTTGGCTCGTCCATGTGATATTCTTGTCATTAAAGTTGAGATAGGTCGGGTTTACGAACGTTTGATTCAATGTCAGAAAGAGACCCGAGTTTGTGTTTATCGGATCTCCGATCGTGCGTGACCACCCGGCCTGTTCGAGCGTAAAGTCAGGGACGACCTGTCCGTTGACCGCCTTGTATATGAGTAAATCACCAAATTTAGAGGTTGGATTCTTGGGATCGAACCCCCAGAACACTCCGCTCTGTACGAGGTGATCGGTCGGTGCGTACACAGCGACACCGGTTGTGGCCGTTATTACAAACTTGTTCAAGATCGGGTCGTAGGTGACTCCGGGTATCCCAGATATCCAGTTATTAAACGACAATGTGTTTGATGAATAGTACTGTCCGGCGACAGGAAGTATAGGTTGATATTGAACCGAGTCGATAATAATAACGGGTCGGATTTCATTTGGCTTTTCTGGCCAGAACCAGTCCTGTCCGTAGGTGGCCAGGGGCGGCAGGGACAGCTTGAGGGTCGTGGCCCGAATCAAGTCACCCTTTGGCGGAATCAGGACTACGTTATTCTGACCCATGGAGATGCTCGACGCCTTGAATGGCACTTCGAACGCCTCGAGAACGAACGGCGTGTGGCGCTTGTAGAGACTCGAGAAATAGGTCACGTCCGGGCTCCCGGTCAGGTGGACGTCCTGCTGACCCAGTGCAGCAATTTCTATAAATCCGGATGACATCCTCTACTAGTATTGAACAAAAAGAAATGCGTCCCTGAACGGAGTCCTTTTTGTTCGACAATGGCAGGATGACTTTGAACCTTCGAAAGTTCGACCCGAGCACCATGGGGGACGACAAGGTCTGTATTTTTATAGGCAAGCGTGGAACCGGAAAGTCGACCCTCGTCACGGATATCCTATGGTACAAGAAGCATCTCCCAGCCGGAATCGCCATGTCAGGCACGGAGGATGGAAACGGCTGGTACAAGCAGTTTATCCCTGATATATTCGTTTACTCGGACTACAACGTCGGGGCTCTCGAGAAGCTCATCGAGCGTCAGAAGAAGCTCGTCGGTGCAGGAAAAGCCAGCCCGGTCTTTGTGCTTATGGACGACTGCATGTACGACCGGGCATTTATGCGTGATACATGCATTCGCCAGCTCTTTATGAACGGCCGGCATTGGAAGATTTTCTTCATGATGACGACCCAATACGTCATGGACATGACCCCTATGATTCGAACGAACGTCGATTACGTCTTTGCGCTCCGAGACAACGTTCGGCAGAACCGCGAGAGCCTCTACAAGGCTTTTTTTGGAGTCTTTCCAAATTTTGATACGTTTTGTCAGGTCATGGATACATGCACAGAGAACTACGAATGCCTCGTCCTGGATAACACATCGAAATCGAACAAGATCTCGGACTGTGTCTTTTGGTACAAGGCGCCGATCCGCAAAAACTTCAGGGTCGGGTCTCCGATGTTTTGGCAATATCACCAGCGCCACTACAATCCCAGGCACTTGACTCAGCGCCCTCCTGTTGAAACGGTGAAGCGGCGTGGAGGAGGTATCGTCGTGAAGAAGGGGGCATGATCCCAGTCGCGGAGCGACTGTACCTGGCGGGCGGACTGTACCTTGGGCAAGTGAGTCCTGCGGACTCGATGAGGGGCCGCGTAGCTTTCTAAATTTTCAATTCGCATTCAACAGTAATGGAAACATACGACCCGAATAGTGAATCCACTCCGATCACAATTGTCGACGGCGATGTACAAATAGAGGAGGTGAAAAAAACGGTTCCGACCGGGCTTTTGCGGCCAGAAAAAAAGGTTGATGATGATCAAATGGCGGACTTTTCCAGTCCTATCGAAGAAGTGATGCCCGGCCCAGGCCAGATGATGCAAAACGAGGTCATGGGGCCTCCCTTGGGCCTCTCAGGGAACTCCCCGGTCCCCCGCAGCTCCAAGAAAAAGTCGAGCACGCCCGCGAGCGCCAACCCCTTTGGTCTGACGGACGAGCAGTTTTACGCGGCCCTTGCAGGTCTGGCGGCCATCATTGCCTACTCGGAGCCTGTTCAGGGAAAGCTCTCCACGATGATACCAAAGTTTCTGGCCGAGTCCGGGAAGCACACCATGACCGGGTCGGTCGTGACGGCCCTTGTCGCCGCGCTCGTCTTTTTCGTCGCTCGCAAGTACGTCTTCGAGAAGCATTAATCTTTGACGACGTCTCCGCAATATTTCTTCTCCCCCAGTTTCTTGTATAGTCCATGCTGGACCGCAAGTTCCTTTATTTTTTTAAAGTTTTC